CTACTAAACCAATGGCAAAAAAACCAATGGCAAATAAGTCAATGTCTATGAAAAAAGGTAAGTGTTAATATAACACTTCAGTAAAAATTAAATAAATCAAATCAAATGGAAAATTTTACAGTAAGAGACTTGGGAGAGTCTGAACAAAAGTCCGTACAAGAAATTGAACAACAACTTTTGGACAAGCACGAGGAGACTCTAAGACAACAGGATGAGGCTCAGTCGCTACAGCAAGAGATTGAGGTAGAGCCTGAGTATCCAAAGGAGACATCACTAGGTGATGAAGACGTTCTTTCATATATTAAGACACGGTATAATAAGGAGGTGAACTCTATCGAGGACTTGTTTCAGGCAAGAGAAGATAGAGAGGAGCTTCCAGAAGATGTTTCGGCATACTTCAAATTCAAGAAGGAGACTGGTAGAGGTATCGAGGATTTTGTTAAGTTAAACAAGAACTTCGATGACATGGAGCCAGATACCTTATTGGCTGAGTACTACTCGTTGACAGAGGAGGATCTAGACAAGGACGACATCGCATACATGATGGAGGACAAGTTTTCCTACGACGAGGACTTTGATGACGCAAAGGAAATCAAGAAGAAGGAACTAGCCAAGAAGAAAGAGCTTGCTAAGGCAAAGAAATATTTCGATCAAATGAAAGAGACGTACAGAACTCCTCTTGAGTCAAAAGGAGGTCTAGTCAACGAGCAGGAGGTTGAGCAGTACAATGCCTACAAGAAATATGTTCAAGATTCGCATTCGTATCAGGAAGAGGCTTTAAAAAAATCTGAATACTTTCAGAAGAAGACGGATGAACTTTTTACCAATGATTTCAAAGGTTTTGATTTCGAGGTTGGTGATAAGAAGTATACGTTCTTGCCAGATAATCCAAGCGAGATGAAGAAGAACCAGTCGAATGTAAATAACTTCATAATGAAGTTCTTAGATAGCGACGGTTTGATCTCTGATCCAGTGGGTTACCACAAGTCTTTAGCTACGGCAATGAATCCAGACAAGATTGCAAAATTCTTCTACGAGCAAGGCAAGTCCGATGCTCTGTTGGACAACGACAGGAAAATTAAGAACATAGACATGGAGGTTCGAAATGCTCCTCAGTCTATCAGCAACTCTGGTTTTAGAGCAGTGGCGGTTGACAACGATAGTGGTCGCGGACTAAAGATTAGAAGTAATAAAAAATAACAATTAAAAAAACAAAAACAAAATGGGAGTTTTAAGTACACCAGGTTTTGACTTACAGCCATCTGCTGAGAAGAAAACCTTATCAACAAATTACATTACAAACTTTGATTTCTTGAATCAGTATCTTCCTGATACTTACGAGAAAGAGTTTGAGCGTTATGGTAACCGTTCAGTTGCATCTTTCTTAAGAGCAGTTGGAGCAGAGATGCCATCTAACTCTGACCTTATCAAATGGGCAGAGCAAGGACGTTTGCATACTAAGTATGTAGACTGCGAGAGTGGAGATGCTGTTAATTCAGATACAGCTACAATCACTGTTAACGACACATTGGTTCCTGGAAATGGCGGTATCGCTTTCCGAGTTGGACAGACAGTTATGTTGTCATCTAACGCTAATGCTGCTTTGTCAAACAAGGCTATCATTACATCTGTTGACTACACTGCTGGTACATTCGACGTAGCTTACTACGAGGCTGGTGGTCAATCATTTGCTTTAGGAGCTGCTGTTACAGCATTCGTTTACGGTTCTGAGTTCAGAAAAGGAACATCTGGAATGGAAGAATCTTTAGAAGCTGATGACGCTATCTTCGAGAACAGCCCAATCATCATCAAAGACAAGTACGCAGTATCTGGATCAGATATGGCTCAGATCGGATGGATTGAGGTTACTACCGAGAATGGTGCTACAGGTTTCTTATGGTACATCAAGTCAGAGCACGAGACTCGTTTGCGTTTCGAGGACTACTTGGAGATGGCAATGATCGAGGCTGTACCTGCTGAGGCTGGTTCTGGAGCTATTGCTACTACTGGAGAAGTTGGAAACAAAGGATCTGAAGGTTTATTCTACGTTGTTAACAACCGTGGTAACGTTTGGTCTGGTGGTAACCCAACTACATTGGCTGACTTCGACGCTATCATCCAACGTTTAGACAAACAAGGAGCTATCGACGAGAACGTATTGTTCATCAACCGTCAGTTCTCTTTCGACATCGACGATATGTTGGCATCACAAAACTCTTACGGAGCTAATGGTACATCATACGGTTTGTTTGATAACGACAAGGACATGGCCTTGAACTTAGGTTTCTCAGGATTCCGTAGAGGTTATGATTTCTACAAGACTGACTGGAAGTACTTAAACGACGCTGCTTTACGTGGTGGAATCGTTGGTGGTGCTATCAATGGTGTGTTAGTTCCTGCTGGATCTACTACAGTTTACGATCAAGTTTTAGGTAAAAACGCTAAACGTCCGTTCTTACACGTTCGTTACCGTGCATCTGAGACTGAAGACAGACGTTACAAAACTTGGATTACTGGTTCTGCTGGTGGTGCTTCTAACTCTAGCTTAGATGCTATGGAAGTTCACTTCTTATCAGAGAGAGCTTTATGTACTTTAGGTGCTAATAACTTCTTCATCTTCAAAGGATAAGAATAGTTGAAATATCACAGAGCCTCATCAGTGAGGCTCTGTATATTTTTTTTATAAATAAATTTTAAATCATATCAAATGAAAGCAAATGCTACACCAACGGACAAGATCTATGTCCTAAAGAGTAAGAGTAAGCCACTATCCTTTATGTTGGCTTCAAGAAATTCAAGTCGTTACCCGTTATTCTACTTTGACGGAAAGACAAACAGAGCGTTAAGATACGCAAGAAACCAGAAATCACCCTTCGAGGATGAGCAGGACGGAAACTTTATTTTAGAACCAATAGTATTTACAGATGGTGCTCTTTCTGTTCCTCAGAATAATCCTGTACTTCAGGAGTTCTTATCGTTACACCCAGATAATGGGAATGTTTTCGAGGAGGTAAACATTGAAAAGGACGCAACGTCTGAGGTTGATAGACTATCAAATGAGTTAGATGCACAGATCACAGCAAGGGATTTAAGCTTAGATATGCTTGAGTCTGTGGCCAGGGTATTGCTTGGATCTAAGATCGATAGAATGTCTACATCTGAACTTAAGAGAGATGTCTTGGTGTACGCCAAGAAGAATCCTATCACGTTCTTAGAGATGTTGAACGATCCTATGCTTCAGTTGCAGAATACCTGCGCTAAGTTCTTCGAGAATGATTTGTTGAGACTGAAGAACAAGGGTAGAGATATCTACTTCAATCTCCCACAAAATAAGAAAAAATTATTGACCGTTCCTTATGGAGAGGACAGTAACTACATATTGGCATCTTATCTACAGACGGACGAGGGTATCGAGGTACTTCGACTGTTAGAGAATAAGTTGCAGTAGCGTTCATTATATTTGAACGTTCACGAAAACGTGAACAAGAAGCACTTCTGAACGGAGTGCTTTTTTTTTGCTATCTTTGTAAAAAGTTTTTGAGCATGATAAATTCGGTGAGATCTACCGTAATGTCTGTGGCTAACAAGAATAACTTTGGGTATATTACACCTGAGGACTTCAACTTGTACGCTAAACAGGCTCAGTTAGATATATTTGAGGATTACTTCTACCAGTACAACAACTGGATAATTAGACAAAACAATAGAGCTTCAAATAGTTCTTACGCAAATATCGTTAAGAACTTAGAGGAGGTAATAGAGACTTTCTCTAGTACGGTTGCACTTACGTATTCCGCAGGTGAGTTCGCTCTTCCTAGCGACTATTACTACCTAAATACGATACGATACAACAACACAAAGGAGGTAGGAAAGGTTTCTCAGAACAAGGTATTGAACCTTCTGTCATCTAACCTGACGTCACCTTCTGTGCTTTACCCTTCGTACACGCTTGAGGGTGATAGTATAACGGTGTACCCAAGCACGATACAGACAAACATAAAGGCTCAGTACATCAGGGTACCAGCTGATCCTAAGTGGACATACATATCTTTGTCTGGAGGAGAGCCTGTGTTTTTTCAGAACGCAACTGACTACCAAGACTTTGAGCTTCCATACACTGACGAGCCTCTTTTGGTGGCTAAGATACTACAGTACGCGGGTATGTCTATAAGAGAGGGTGACCTATACACGTTCGGGAACCAAGAGGAAATGAAAAATAAACAACAAGAAGGATAATGGCATACTTAACAGGATACCAATACTACGAGAACTCAGGAGCGACTAACGAGTCTGAGAACTGGGGATCGTACCAGTACGTCTCTCTACAGGACATAGTGAATAACTTTATGTTGATGTACGTCGGGAACGACAAGCTTATAAATAACGTCAACGTGTACGACGTTCTGTTTTACGCAAAGAGAGCAATTCAGGAGATAAACTACGACGCGCTTAAGGAGATTAAGGTACTTGAGTTCAGTATATGCGACGACTTAAAATTTGTCCTACCAAACAACTACGTTAACTATGTCAGAATCTCTTTGTACAAGGATGGAGTTCTTAGACCGCTTACAGAAAATATTCAGACGAATTATAGTAACAGTTACCTTCAAGACAATAACTGTCGTGTACTATTTGATCAGGATGGAAATGTACTTGAGGGGACCTCTATCATTGATTATGACAGGATAACGGACAAGCAGAAGACTATGTACCTCGGCAGTGGACCGTTCAGTGGATCTGAGGGTTACTGCTACAACGACTCATGGTACTTCGAGTATAACATCGGTGCGAGGTTTGGTCTAAACACGGAGACTGCAAACACAAACCCTACGTACAGAATAGACAAGAAGTCTGGGGTTATAAACTTTAGCTCTGGTATGGCTAACGAGCTGTGTATACTTGAGTACATATCTGATGGTATGGAGAACGGAGACGACTCTTTGATCACGGTGAATAAACTAATCGAGGAGTTCATGTACGCATACATCAAGTACGCTATACTAAATGGAAAGGTAAACATACAAGAGTACGTTGTACAGAGAGCCAAGAAGGACAAGACAGCCCTTCTAAGAAACGCAAAGATAAGATTGAGTAATATTCACCCAGGTAGACTCTTGATGAACATGAGGGGCCGAGACAAATGGATTAAATAGTATGGCAAACACTGCTAGTCAAAACTTTATAGCTGGGAAGATGAACAAGGACTATGATGAGAGAATACTTCCATCTGGTCAATACGTAGATGCGCTTAACATTAGGATGGGATCTACTGAGAACAATAGTATCGGTGCAGTAGAGAACACAAAGGGGAACGTAAAGTTGACCTCTCTAATGTATGACAACATACCTCTTTCTAATGAAGCTAAGTGTATTGGAGTGTACGAGGATGGAGGAACAGAGACTATATACTGGTTCGTTTGCGATCCAGGTAGAGGAGTAGATCTTGTTCTATCTTTTAACACAAGTAATAACGTACTTGTGTACCATGTCATATCTACTTCTGTACTTAACTTTAATCAGACGTACTTAATAAATGGTATAAATCTTATAGATGATCTTTTATTTTGGACTGATAATTACAATCCACCAAGAAGAATAAATATAAATTCAAACTACGCAAATCCTATAGCTGGTGTAGATCAGATAACAGAGGACGACATAAATGTTATCGTTGCTCCTCCAATAAACTCACCAACGCTATCAATGTTTGAGAAGTCTGGTGGTCAAAACTTTATGGACGATAAGTTCATATCTTTTGCCTATAGGTACAAGTACAAGGACGGTGAGTACAGTGCTTTGTCTCAGTTCAGCGACATTGCGTTCACACCTGGTGAGTTTGGTATAAACTACGAGACTTTTGAGAACAGCGGAATGTTTAATTCATACAACAGTGTCAACGTAAGTTTTAACACTGGTCCTAGCAACGTTGTCGGTATTGACTTGTGTTTTAAGTTGTCTGACTCAAACATTGTAAACGTAATAGATAAGTACGACAAGCACGACCAGGGATGGTTAGATAATGACATTGAGAGTATAAACTTTACAAACCAAAAGATATACACTGCCCTTACCGAGAGCGAGCTCCTAAGATTATTCGACAACGTACCAAGACTTGCCAAGACTCAGACTACCATGGGTAACCGAATATTTTACGGTAACTACGTAGACGGATACGACATCGACACAACAATTGACTATAAACTTACAAAAGTTTCAGAAAAAATTGGGTTTAGAGAGATTCCAGTTTCGTTGTTTTCTAGTAATTATTTAATAGAAGGTGTTGTTAGACCTATAACAAATTCAAAGATAAAGTTTGATCTAACAGGATGTGAATTAACAGAAGGAGCTAGGATAGGTTTGTCTATATTTATAGATCATAACTCATTTGAAGGAGATGACTCAAGCTATACTTCACCTTTAAATTTATTTAATGGAGGTATTTCATTTGTTTTGCCTCAAGACTACGCAAGCGTTAATGAACTTATTACATCAGACGCTTTTATAAATACTATAACAACACAACCTACACTGCCAATAGCAGATTGTGCAGATGGACTATCTCTTACAGATGACTTTAACTGCTACATAGAACCTAAGGCTGGATGGGATAAGGCTGGAACTGGAATAGATTCTTTAAATGAAGCATTTAAGATAAGTCAGGACAGTATTACTGATACATACTTCTATATACAATTATTAGCTGCAAAGTATTATGAAGAGTCAGACCCTTCAAATGTTGTGTACGAGTACTTCCAAGATAATGGATCAACTGCGTCTTATTCTAAGCTTGAATCATTTAAGAGCTTGCACAGTAACAGAGATTACGAAGTTGCGATAGTGTATATGGATAAGTATCTTAGAAGCTCTACCGCACTTGTTGCTAATAATAACACAGTATTTTTTAATGCAAATACATCAGATAATAAGAATAGTATAGACGTAACAATACCAGCAGGAGTTCTTGCTCCTTCTTGGGCAGACTACTATAAGTTTGTTATAAAACCGTCAAAGACAGAATATGAGATTATATACTCAAACATATACTACACAGACGGAGTTAGTAACACTACGTGGTTTCTTCTTGAAGGGAATAATGTTAGTAAGGTTAATGTTGGAGACTTCTTAATTGTAAAGGCAGACTCAAATGGACCTCTTACAAATCTTATACGTGTAAAGGTTCTAGATATAAAAGTACAGTTAGAGAATTTTTTATCTGGACCTGACGCTGAAGGAGTTATTGAGGTTCCAGGTGTATACATGCAGCTTAGAGCTTCTAATTTTTCAGCTGGTACTACAGATTCATCTTTTGTACACAGAGAAACAGAAATTCAAGCTGTATATCCAGTTGGAGCTATAGGTGGATTTACTGATCTTTCAGAAGAAAATCCAGATTACGATCCTTTAACTCCAGGTTCATTAGAGTATAGACCAATAGCTATACCAGCTGGTAGTAGAGTTAAGTTTAGATTTCACAATATAAGATATGGTGGTGATATTTTTAATTCAGGAGCTACGTATGAGTACACATTTGAGAAGCCTTTTATAGCAAATAGAAACTACAATAACATGTATGACTTTGTTATTGGAGAGAATATTTCTTTTGAAGATCCTTTTAGTAATATAGCATTTTATCAGTACCAAAATTTAGTAAACGTTACTTCTTTTAACTTTTTTACTCAATATTTTGAAAATATATTTCAATTTCAATACAACACTACAAATGGTCAAATGAAACTAATGTGGGGTAGTAATATACCTAATTTAGGAGGAAATAATAACAATGCTGATGGTTATATAGATATATCATTGGCTCCTGATAACATCATATTTGAGACAGAAGGTCTTGACTCTAATGGAGAGACGTTCTACGAGGGTAGTCAGTCCCTTAGAGTTGTGAATAGATTTCACGAGAGTAGCGACGGAACTTACCAGACAGAAAATACACCAGCACTTGTCAACCTAAACTTCTTCAACTGCTTCGCGTTTGGAAACGGTGCAGAGTGCTATAAGATTGGAGATAACTTGCTTGGTATGCCATTCTACTTAGGTTCAAGGGTTACTGCTGTATCTCAGGAGGACTTCAAGGAGGCTCATAGGTACGCAGATATGACCTACAGTGGAGTATACAACGCAGAGACAAATGTAAACAAGCTCAACGAGTTTAACCTTGCTCTTGCAAACTTTAAGACACTTGAGAAGTCGTTCGGACCTATAAACAAGATGCACGCTAGACGTACAGACATTCTAACTCTACAGGAGGATAAGATATCTTACGTGCTGGCTGGAAAGAATTTACTGTCTGACGCGGCAGGTGGTGGTGCAATTACATCCATTCCAGAGGTACTTGGTACTCAGATATCAAGGACAGAGGAGTTCGGTATTAGCCACAACCCTGAGAGCTTTGCTGTGTACGGTAATGACGTCTTCTTTACAGACATCAAGAGGTCGGCAGTTATAAACTTAAAGGGAGATGGAGCAAGCTCCGATCAGGTGTCTGTTATATCTGAACTAGGTCTTAAGTCTTGGTTTAGGGATTCGTTTAAGAATACGTTCTATAACCAAAAGATTGGTGGATATGATCCGTACATGAGTGAGTATGTTCTTTCATTTAATGAAAACTTACTTCCTGTTCAGTTAGACTCTTACGCGTGTGGAACCACGATATCTGTTCAGGAATCAAGTGCTGAGTACTCATTTGAGTTAGAGCTTACAGACATTATAGGTCTTGTTAGTATAGACTATAACTTCACAGTAGGCAACGGAACTATTGTTATAAATTATAATGGTACCGATGTTATAGATGATATTGTTTCAGGAGATGGTACTCTATCTTTTACAAAAGCAGACCTATCTTCAAATAAGGCAACAGTTACTATATATCCTGACGAGGCTTCTTATACAATAACAATAAACTGTCCAGAGACGTATACACTTACTGTCAAGAGAATAGTGTTGAGCTCTCCTGACGACGAGGGTAAGACTATAACAAACTCATACAGATGGATTTTAGATGAGTACGTTAGTCCGTATAATGTGGATCCTATAACGTTTAGTGAGACAGGAGTTTCATTGTTTGCACAGAGGACAGGTCTTATGTCTAACGGTACAATACCTGCCGACGAGAGTTTGGTCGTAATGTACTCTCAAAAGGACGTCGATGATACGTATATATTTGTAGAAGGAGTTAACTCTTTCAAGTATCTGTCATCTGATGTAGACTATGGAGAGGAAGACCTTGAGACACTTATACCTCTTCTAAGTACAGCGACTCCATTGATTTCATTTAACTACGGAGCAAACTTTACATATGATAAGGGTCCAGGTCCGTACTACCTATACTTGGTGTGGGACTACAGGAAACCTGACTACACTTCAGAAGATTACTCACCAGCAGATTATTCAACAACAATAAACTAAAACATAAGAAAATGAATTACTCACAGGTATTAACACTGATAAACACAAAACTTGCCAGCGCATCAAATATAACAGCCACTGAGCATAGAGAGGTAGAGACTGCAATACTGGACTACGCACAGACACAGAACAACTACGTTGGATATATGACTGGAGTTAATCTTCCAGTTCCAGACGGAACTAGTTTAGCTGTCAGTGGAGATATAGCTTCTGCTGTTGGTACTGCAAGTAGTGGTGTACTCGTTACTCTAACAACACCGATGCCATCAATAAACTATTACGTTAGATTCTATGTTGAGAGTTTAGGTAGTTACAGTGGAGATAAGGAGATATACTGCCCTGCATTTAAGAAGCTTAGTACAACTCAGTTCTACTACATACAAGAGGAGCCAGGTGGTGCTACTCAAGATTTAAGGATTCACGTTGAGGTTATATCCCTAGACTAATACATGGAAAAGACACTTACATACAGTGAAAATGTTGCAGGATGGGTATCTTTCTACTCCTTCATCCCTGAGATGATGGTCGGCATGAACAGCTACTTCTACACGTTTAAGAACGGAGAGTTGTACAGACATAACTCAAATGAAGATAGAAACACATTCTATGGTTCGTTTACTCCTACATCCATAACGAGCGTGTTCAATCCAGATGTGGCCATAGTCAAGAACTTCAAGACAATATCGATAGACGGAGACGATTCGTGGTCGTGTAATGTCATCACAGACCTTGGAACTGGAAGTATAGACAAGGACTGGTTCGAGCTTAAGGAGGGTAACTGGTTTGCATACATAAGACGTAACGACATAGGTAGTCCTGTAATATCAAGTAACGACCTAAGGATGAGATCAGTACAGGGAGTAGGTACTGTTTCATCTGTAAACTCAACCAATCCAGCTGCTGTTGTTCTGACGTTCACGTTTAACATAGGAACCATAATAAGCGTAGGAGACACTATGTACAAGAACAACGCTGGAACTGTTGTAAAGGTTGGAGATATAGTCGGAACCACAGGTAACACAATAACTATAAATACAACTGTCGCTGGAGGTTCTATACCATCTGCTAATGACTTCATGCTTTATATCAAGAATAGTATAGCTGAGTCTTATGGTGCAAGTGGATACTACATGCAGTTTGAGATAACCAATGACTCTCAGGCGAGGACAGAGATATTCTCTATATCTTCATCTATATTTAAAAGTTATCCATAAAATTTCTTATCTTTGTAGAAATTTAATCCAATGTTTAGTTACAGGCTAGAGAGTAAGTACGACTTCTACGACACGCTCTGCGAGTGGTGGGAGGACTGGAATTTTCCAGTCGTCTCTATAACATCACTACCTGAGAGGGTGTTTGTGGTTAGTAACGACGGTGTGGATCTATACGCCATACCTGTATACTTTGGAGACTCCGACTTGTGTTGGATTGGTTTTGTTACAGGAAATAAAAAGAGCACTAAGGTACAGCGTAACGGTGCGTTAGAGTACCTACTGGATATGGTGGAGTCACACATGAATGGAATAGGTGCTAGGATAGTGATGACGGTCAGTGGTACGCCAGTTTTGAAGAGACTATACGAGACGTCTGACTACACTATTAGCGCAAAAGGAATTAACGAATACATAAAAAAAATATAGATATGGGTAAAGATGCAGCAGCAACAACAGCTAAAACAGCATCGGATACATCTGATGCGTCAGGTGTAGGATTATCTGCAGCAGGTACAGCACTACCGTTTGTGGGTCTTGGAGTGAACCTACTTCAGACTGGTATGGGATTAGTTCAAGCATCACAACAGGCAGCAAATGAGAGAGAGGCACAAAGGGTAGCAGAGATTGCTACAAAGATGCGTATTCAGCAGCAGGAGCAGGCATTCTTTGATAAGGTTCAGATACCTATGGAGGCATACAATAGAGCACTTCGTGAGGGTACAGCTCAACAAAAGCAAGCTATTGAAGCTCTACAGGAGGGTGACACTAGACTAAATTTAGGTAATATAGGTAAGGTTCAAGCCGTTGGTGTTGATCAAATTGCAGGTCTAACAGATGAGATGGCTCAAAAGAAATTTGAACTAAGTAAGTTACAGGCTCAGGAGGGAATGCTTGGTGCAGATGATCTTGCAAAGATATATGAGGATAGAGCTTTAGGTGCACAGAAGGCGGCACAGGCTGCTAACTTGGCAGAGATTGGAGCATTAACTTCAGCTGCTACAGGAATCACTGACTTTGCTACAAGATTAGATGCTGCTCGTAATGAATATAAGAAACAGCCAGCAATATCAAATACAGGTGCTAACATATCTGGCGTTACAGGTACAGGAATTAATCTTGTGAATACGCAGAGTCAGAGTCCAGTTGGATCTATGTTTGCTGATCAAAATACTTCATTTTCATTTCCAACATATCAACCATTTACTAGTCCTGCTCAATACAATCCTATGCAATCGGTGTCCTCTAATTATAATTTATTTCCTAATCCATATAATAATAAATTTATTATAAAACAATAACACATGGAATACGCAGGATACGTAGATAGCGCAACGGTAACGGCAGCCCCAACAGTAAACTGGGGAGGTATACTTACAAACTTAAACAAGAACCTAGACGCCAACGAGGCAGCTAGAGAGGCAACTAGACAGAAACAGGCTACAGACACTCAGAAGGCACTTGAGGAGATAAATGCCATGAATGTAGGTCAGAACCAGACTGGTAATGAGTACATCACAAAGGCTAGCTACCAGGCAAAGACACTACTTAACGACGCTTACAAGAAGTACACATCTGGTCAGATGACTCGTGAGCAGTTCAATATAATTAAACAAAACACATCCTCATCTTTTTCTGACGTCAACACGTACATGAAGACGCTACAGGACAACTTCTTGAAGTATCAGGAGATGTCTCAGAAGGGTGAGTTATCTAAGTACTCTGACTACATGCAGGCAGAGCTTGGTAAGCTTTCAGATCTTAGCAACAAGACGATGTACTTCAACCCACCTGACGGCAAGGGTTACATCGCTGTTATAGATAAGGATGGAAAGATAGACACCAAGAATACACTTGAGACTTCATGGATCAAGGGAGGAACAAACTTCTTTGATCCTAAGGTGAAGGTCGAGGACGAGGTTGGAAAGTTCACTGGAAAGATGAAGGAGTTTACAAGAATGATGGATGCTAGACGTGGATACGGTCTTTGGACCGTTGAGGATCCTACTGCAAGACCTGAGTTTGACAAGTTATCTAAAGATATATCAAGTGCTGTTGCGTCCACTCCACTACGAATGGCAAGCGTACTTACAGACTTTGTCACAGACAAGAACTACACGTACACAAAGGATGAAAAGGAGGCAGCTGCCGATCCATCTAAGATTCTGCTCGTTAAAACATCAAGTGGAGTACTTCAGCCTAAGTTGACAGATCAACAGATTGCTGACGGAGAGGCTGCAATTAAGAGAGTCATCAAGTCACAACTAGGGTACAAGGAGACTCAAGTTGAGAATAGACCTAGTCCTAGGGGCGGAGGAAGTGGAGGCGGTGGAGAAAAAACTCCAGATATTCCAAGTACAAATGATATTGTACATAGTTCATCTCTAAAACGATTCGGTAAGTACATACCAGCTCAGAGATACATATCAAATGTATCTATTGTAGATGAGGCGACTGGAAATAACAAAGTTGTGAAGTCAATAACCATAGATCCAACAACTGGACACATGGAGATGGATGTAGAGGTGAAGTCAAGTGAAGATGCTTACGATGAAAATGGAATAAAAAAACAATCATCAACGTCAACATACACGATATCTACTAATGAAGGAGGTATAACTGGTAAGAAAGGAACGATAGTAGATATAGCAGAAATGAATATATTTGCAAACTCTATATATAGTCCAAAAAAACGTAGGTATTTAAGAAGTTGGGAGGAGTTGTATGACGAGAAGAAGGA